TACTCAGGGGAAAACCGGGGTTCGCGCAAATTAGCGTGATCGGAGGTACTTTGGCTTAGCACCTTCCTCCAATCCCGCACCATTTTCCAACCCCGACTCACACACAAAGGCTTCGATTGGCCGAACGTGACTTGCTCAGGCTTAGAGACACACCGTTCGAGGACCATTGTATGGCCCGAAACGAAGCGTGCTGCGTCAGCGAATCCATCACGTACGCGCTGGTAGTCGTCACCGGGCAGGAAGACCAATGCATTGTCGCCGTCAACTAGCGTGTCCCACTTTTTGTGACCCAAATAGGACATAGACGCCATGACGACAGCCAACATGATAAGGGAGTTACCCATACCAGTGTTGTAGTCTCCACTAGCCCGACCACCCTCGCGACTGAATTCCCAACCGCACTTTGTCTTGCCTCTGTTTCCCAGCTGTTGACTAAGAGTACTCGAGAGGTCCGACCTGGCCGGATAGGCCGTGGTATAGACCGAGTGCTCCAATCGTAGCTGGTCGACGAGGATGTGCGCCTCAAAAGCCTTGCCATCCACCTCAAACACCACGCAATCCTTGAGCCCGGACATCTTCCGGACTATGAGGTTGGCCCTTTGCACAGGTCCCAACCCCTTAGCACACACCCTGGTATTGCCTACGGCGGAGATACCCCGTGACTTCAGGTTTCCCCAAAGCCAGTGCTCGAAGGGTTTCAGCCAAGACGCTAAGTGCAGGTTGTACCTAGGTGATCTCGGAAAAATCAACCTAGGCTTTTGGACATCCCACGGCTTGCGTTTCTCAGCCTTCAGAAAAGCCTTTATGAAAGAGTCCCGCGAGCGTATGGGACCCTCCATAGATAACGACCTTTCAGCCTCCTCGTACCGACGACGCATAGCACCCTTGTAAGATTGCGCCGTCTCCAGGTAGGTCCATCTTGAGCCGCTATATCTGCCGGCCACACTACGCAGCTTACGAAAAGCCGCGCGCAGGTGTGCCAAGCCAGCATCAACCGGTTCGGGCGTGGACCCGAGAGTACGTTTCACTAAGGCCACGTACTCGTTGTGCTCACACACAGCGTGGACAGAGGGCACCCAGGTACCGGGTAACCCCACCACAGAGACAGTGAACATTGCACGCTTGGAATTGAGACAGCCTATAGATTTGGTGAGTTCCAGTGTGGCGTCACCGCGGATGGGCTCGGAGTAAGCCCCCCCACAGCAAAAGCCGCTCACCTCCACCAGGCGGTCCTACTTCCAAGGTTGGGCGAAGAGCGCTGGGCACCCGAAAGAAGCATCTGTCCCGTATAAGGTGGCGGCGTCCTCGTAAGTGGACACCTTGGCACCTATGACAATTGACGACGGAAGCCCCGGGGCAGCAGCGACCCAACTCAGGTCACGACTGCGTACCCAGTCCAACGCAAGATTGCGCAGGACCAGGCCCAGGGCAACGTTCCGCGGCCGGAACAGAGCGAACGAGGCCAGCTTGCAAACAAGCTCCGGAAAGATGGTGTGTTCAGTACCATCAATAGTTTTGACGTGCAAAAACACGACCGGAGCCCCC